CGGTCAAAGCCATTACTCGTGAAGGGTTTGGCGACTTCAATGAGAACTATACCTTGTCTTCGTACACTGTATCCGGCGGAGAAATCACGCTAGATCCTAGTGAGGTGTATTCACTAACTACTTATGAGGTCGGCTTAAACTTTGTACCTACTATTAAGCCTATGCCGCTGAACACCAATATAGGTTCTGGCCAGAATCAGATGAGACTCAAGAAGATTGTCCGCATGAATCTGCGTGTAAACGAGTCTTATGGCATAGAAATTGACGGGCTTGCTGTGCCTATACGTGCTTTTGGTGCATCGGGCGATACGTCTCCGCTCACAGGCAATTCTATTGTCCCTATTAGTGGCATAATAGACGATGTTTACGATATTAACGGATGGGGTAGAGATATTGTGCCGACGATTACGTGCCCAGATCCTACTCCCATGCACATACAGATGATTGAATACGAGGTCGAAGGTAACTGATGGCTCTCCCTATATTTGCAATATTAGCGGCAACAAGTGCGGCAGTGTCGGCCTACGGTCAGGTGCAAGCTGGCAAAGCTCAGAAAGCGGCATTGAAAGAGCAAGCCAAGCAGGAAGAACTAGCGGCAGAAAGCCAAGAACTAGCACGACGTCAAGAGCTTAACCGGGCACTGGCGGCTAACGTCGCGGCACTCTCGACGGCAGGAATATCTGGGGAAGGTACGCCAGCAAGTCTGGCATTGGAAAGCGCACGTCAAGCAGGGCTTAGTGAAATGACTATTGACCTATCAGAACGCTTACGAAGGGCGTCATTACAACGTCAAGCCAAGCAAGCAACACAAACGGCAGGATTAGCGGCAGTAAGCACATTGATAGGCGGCTCCATAAAGGCCCAACAATTAATGGGTGAAGAAGGCGATTAAGAATGGCTCAGAAGCGCATTGATTACTACGGCAGGTTTACACCAACAGGTGTAGATACGTCTCAGGCTAAACGCTTGCAGGCTCTCTCTGGCTTGGCTGAACAGGTTGGGGACATTGCGTTTGAGGTTGGTGGCCGGATACAGAAAAAAAAGGCTATTGAAGATGCATCGGCTGAAGCGCTGGCGGCGGCAGAAGAGGGCCGATCACCCGAGATCAAAGAGGGCTTGCTAAGTGCTATCAGTATATATGACCAGTCGTTCAACCAGACCGTAGAAAACGCATATATCAACGAAGTTACCTCAGACATACGATCGGCTGTTGATCGCATGAATGTAGAGTCAGATGGTGACTTTGAGCAGTTTTCGCAGAATGCCAACAAATACTTTCAAGGCTTATCGCAGAACGTCGATGAGCGATTCCAACCAATGCTTCGCTCTGTTTACGATGAGGCGTTTGAGCGTAATGGCGTAAGAGTTGCAGAGCTAGGCCGCAAGCGAGCAAGGGCTGTTGCGGTTGATACCACTACTTCTGGCATTGATAACAAGTTATTACAGATATCCACTGAATCCCAAGAAGGCGAAGTTGCTTACGCTGAACAGCTTGGCATTGAGGTTGTTAGTTCCGCTCAAGCACTGGCTGACGCTGGTGACGTAAAGCCTAGCTATGTTGAAGGTGTAAAAAAGAGCGTAGAGCAAAGCCTAGCTACGGGCGCAATTATGCGCGAAGTCCGGCAGTCTATGGATGCTAATGACTTTGGTACGGCATACGGTTTAATTGCTGGCGCTGAGAGACCCGATCAATTTGAGGCCAGCGAGTGGGATGCTTGGAAGGCTGCTACAGCACAAACAGTATCACGTCAGAAGTCGATATTTGACGCATCAACAAAAGCCGCAGATGACGCACTAAAAGAACAAGTAGGCCAAGCGGCGACAGCAGTTTCACTTGGCATACAAGTTGACCCCGGCGAGATGAAAGAGCTTGCTGCTGCTGTTGCTGGCACTGAGTACGATGATGAGTTTCAGCTAGTCGAAGAGGCTGGAAGTTTTGCCCTAATGTCTGCCTCACAGCGATCCGCTGTACTAACCCAAGTTGAGGCTGTTGGTCTTGATGAAGTTGAAAGAGCGGAAATACTTATTAAGACACAGAGCGGGATTAACACTCAGCTTAATAAAGATCCAATGGGCTTTGCTATTAAGCAGGGCATAGTGTCTGACGCGCCGCTTGATATGAGCAACCCTCAGTCATGGATTGATAGAGTATCTGAGGCCAAGAAGGCATCTATTCACTATGGTCGCGACATACCGGCAATGACTGACGCGGAAGCTGATGCGTTTAGCGATAGTCTTGAAGAAATGACTGTTGCCGAAAAGATGAGCATGGCTCAAAGCCTTAATCAAGATCCTGCTGTATGGAATACGATTAGTAAGGTTGGCGACCCGCTGTTCGCAATGATTGGCGCAACCAATGACATGACAGTGCAAAAGACTGCGCTGAAGGGCCAAGAGATGGTAGCGCAAGGTCAAGCCAAGTTACCGTCATTTCAGAACTACATAGGCGTCGCTGATGATTACTTAGGGCCAGCCGGTGAGGTTTACCAGACTGAAAATCGCGGTTTAGTCATTCAAGCCGCTCTTAATCACTATGCCAAAAGCAACCCAGACCCAAGCATATTTGATGGCGGTGCATTTGAGGATTCTTTAGCTTCTATTACTGGCGGTATTGGCACGTTCAACAAAGGCAAGTACCAATTGCCAAGGGACGTAACAGAAAGTCAGTTTGAGAGAATGCTTGATAGAGTCAATGAGGATTGGCTTGAGACGTATGGCGGCATCGGAATGATGACGGTCAATCAGGCAATCAAACAGGTTAAAAATGCTCGCGTTGTCAGTGTCCCAAACAACAAGAGCGAATATAACTTGGTTACTGGCGACGGTGTTTTAATGGTCAATAAGAACGGTAACGCATTTACTTTTAAGTACGATGAATCAGTTGTAAGCGAAATGGCACCGCGAAGGTCGCGGCGTAACACTGGGCGATAACAATGCCTTTTGTTTCTGACAGAGATAAGCGTACCTTTGATCAGTCATACAGACTGTTTACGCCAGACGACTTAGTTATTGAGTCATCATTTGGCGAGGTCTTTGGCGCGTCTCTTGGCCTTGTGGTTGACGAAGAGCTGTCAATCTCTAGTGCCTTAAATAACGAAATGTACCGCGAGCGTCAGGCCACATTGCGTGGCATGGTCGACGACGGGTTTGACAGAGATCCATATACCGACCGTCGTGGCCGCATAGATTATGACCGCATAGCCAAAGACACTGGCTTACTTGCGACTGATGATGAATTACGCACTAGACGTAACGAGAAGCTAAGAAAGCGCAGGGAGTACGCAGAAGACGTTATTGCCCGTGGTAGCGGCATGGCTCAGTTCACGGGCTCTATGACTGCGTTTATGCTTGATCCTATCAGCATTGCCACAATGGGCATTGGCGCATCCTTAACCACTGCCCGAGGTTTAGGCATTACTGCGAATGCAATGCGTGTTGCTAAGGCCGAGGCCGGTATTGCGGCGGCAACAGAACTAGCCATACAGCCACTTGTATACACTCACAAGCTCGATATCGAATCACCCTACTCAGCACAAGAGGCGCTTGCGAACATCGCTACAGCGGCAGTAGGAGGCGCTGTGCTAGGGGGTATAGCGGGTGGTTTATCTGGATACCTCCGGGCAGTCAACAGCAAGGCCGATGAGCTTGGCGCTGTACAGCCTGATACACCCGAGGCAATGGTTCGAGAAGCAAATGAGCGACTCATCGAAGACCTAGAGATTGCTAAAGCGCGTGGCGACATTCCGGCTATTGACCGAGATGTCATCCAAGCTGAGTTTTTACGAGAAGTTACTGAGGAGCTAACTGCTACTGCTGGCAACCGATTAGAAGCTGGCGAACGTAAGGCGCTTAAATCTGAGTTAAAAGACCTTGAGTTTAGGCTGGAAAGAATCTCAGGCGTTCCCGAAGAGGTTATCAAGGAGCGCGGAGTACCGGCCCGAGTAGCAAAAAGACGTTCTATTGAGCGCGGTGAAGAGCTTGCGTTAGAACAACGAGCAGGACTGTCAGACCGTGTTACTCGCATCCAAGAGATGTTGCGCCAAGACGATGTGGCGCGAGAGGCGTTTGGCGACTTAGATCGAATCAAGCAGGGAGTTATTCCGCCCCTGTATGAGCGCCGTCTCAATGAGATTTTGATTGAGCAAGAAATCAACCAAGACATACAGTTCCTTTCGGAGCGAGAAACCCGAAGCGAGATGTATGACCAGCCTTCAAAGATCCCGGCTAAATACGAAGAGCCACAGCCACAGAAGGCCGCACCACAAACGACTACAGAACGACAGCGCGACATCCTTACAAGGAATGGCATTGCAGAAGACTTCGATGCTGACATGGAGGCGTTCAATAACTTAGAGGATGCAATTGTCTTTGTAGATGATGACATTGTTTCGGCTAGTGATGCGATGAAGCCGATTGACGATGAAATTGAGAACATTGAAAACGTATTGAGGTGTGCCCTTGGCTAACGGATTTGAAAGATGTGTCAACGAGGCGCTTGCACAGAACCGTCTATCTAAGGACGTGGCGCAAGCAATCCTTGATTCTGACGACCCGAATCAAGCCATTGATGATGTGCTTGGCAATCTAACGCGCCAGAAGCGTGAGACAGCTATACAAGCTGTACGCATATCTCAGGCATACGACTCTGTTAAGTCGCACCCACAGGGCATGTCGGCGGGTATTACAGCCTTGATGACCAAAGACCCTCGCGGAAATGCCAAGTATAAGAACGTCGAGTATTTAGCCGAATATTACGAAGGCAAGTTTCACTCAATAAACGCTGAGGCGTTAGCGCGATTCCGCTCTCGTATGTTTGGCATGGATCAGGATCAGGAAGAGCTTGTTAAATTTGGCAAAGCTATTTATGGGGAAGAAGTAGATGACCCTGCATTTAAGAGAATGGCAGATGCCTACCATGAGACTATTGAACAAACGAGAGTATTGTTTAATCGACGCGGCGGATCTATTTCTAAAAATGAGCGTTATTTGTTGCCACAGCGCCATGATCAAAAAACCGTAAAAGATGCTGGCGAAGAAGAATGGACTGAATTTGTCCGAGACCTTCTTGATAGAAGATATATGGTCGATGAGGCAGGACGCCCGTTAAGCGACGAGCAGTTTGAAATTGGTTTGGCGGCGTCGTATGAGACCATAAGCACTGGCGGGTTAAACAAAGCAAAAGGCTTAAGCGTCCCACGACTAGGTAGAAAATTATCTCGCAAGGGTGGCGAAAAACGATTTTTGTATTTTAAAGATTTTGATTCGTGGATGAAGTATCAAAACCGTTTTGGGCGCGGGAATCTTTTTGATGCAATTACCGATCATCTAAATATGATGTCTAATGACATTGCGGTTATTGAACTACTTGGGCCTTCGCCTCAAAACACTTTTGATTTTTTGCTAAACAGAGCAAAGCTAGAAGAAGACATATCAGGAGCAAACGCATCGTTTAACAATGCCGTTTATAAGGTTGCGGCAGGTCAAGTCAATGGCGGTGATCTTGTGACTGCGGCAGATGCCTTTGAAGCGACAAGAAATGTCATAACATCGGTCACGCTTGGCGGAGCTTTTTTATCAGCTATTAGTGATGTGGGGTTTATGTTTATAACCTCAAGAATGAACAATATTTCTCCGTGGAAAGCCATTCAACAACAACTAGCACTGATGCGCCCAGACAATGAGGCCGACCGAATATTTGGAACCCGCCTTGGTTTAACTGCTGAAAATGCCTCAAGGCAAACGGCGGCCAACAGATTTTCTGATACCTATGGCACAGGTAGAACCGCAAAATTAGCTGAAGGCATATTAAGGGCATCGGGCTTAGAGGCGTGGACTAATGCTGGGCGCAAAGCATTTGGCATGGAGTTCTCTGCCCTACTCGCTGACAACTTTAACAAATCATTTGCCGATCTTGAAATGGGAATACAAGACGCATTTGGCAGATATGGGATTACTGAGCAAGATTGGGATGTGTTTAGAAAGCAACCGCCATTGATGTTACGCGGTGCGCCTTATGCAGACATGACCCAAGAGGGAGGCGTTAAGTTTCACCAGATGGTTTTATCTGAGACGGACTTCGCCGTGCCTACGCCAGATGCGAGAGTCCGAGCTGTGACCACTATGGGAACGTCACGCGCTACTGTATCTGGCATGGGTATTCGCACAATTATGCAACTTAAATCATTTCCTATAACGATCCTTATGGGACATATGATGAGGATGGCCTATCAAGATACTAACGGTAAGAAGTTGCAGTATTTTGGCGGCCTTATGGCTACTACAACACTCCTTGGAGGCATTGCGATTCAGGCTAAGGATCTTGCGGCAGGAAGAGAGCCAAGACCAATCCTAGACTCTGAAGGCAGTCCAGAAAAGTTTATAGGCGCGGCAATGTTGCAAGGTGGTGGAATGGGAATTTTTGGCGACTTTATTTTTTCAGACGCAAACCGTTTTGGATCTGGACCATTAGCCACAGCGTTTGGGCCAACAGGTGAGTTTGTAGATCGCACATGGAAATTTGGCGTTGGCAATATTCAACAAGCATCGAAGCGCGAAGAAACCCACGTTTTAGGTGAAGCCATAGATTTTGCAGAGCGTTACTCGCCCGATATTTGGCAGATTCAAACACTAAAGAACGCAATGTTTGATCAACTAGAGCTTATGGCTGACCCAGACGCCCAGAGAAAGTATAATCGTATTATGCGTAATCGAATGAGGGATTACGATCAAGGCTACTGGTGGGAACCCGGTGAGCCATTACCGGAGGCATTTAAGTGACTGTAGCAGACAACACAAGCCGTAACCAATATAGCGCGACTGCTGGTCAGACGATCTTCTCCTATACGTTTGAGATAGTAGACAAAGACGATCTCGTTGTATTGCAAAACGGCACTACCCTCTCAGAGGGCACAGATTACTCTGTGGCGGGCGTTGGCGATGAGAACGGCGGTACTATCACTTTAACCGCAGGCGCGACCCTGAACGATATTATGACCCTCTACAGGGACATGCCGTATGAGCGTAACCAAAACTACACCAACTCAGGTGACTTTCTAGCATCCGATGTTAACTCTGACTTTGATAACCTTTGGCTGGCAGGTGAGCAGACCAATCGGTCGTTTGACCAGTCTGTTCGTAGACCGATTACAGACTCCACAACAATCTCAATGGAGCTGCCTGATGCTGCTACGAGAGCAAACAAGTACCTATCATTCAGCCCTACCGGCGCAGTAACAGCAACAACGACTGTACCTCCCGGCATTACAGATGCCGCTCTAGTTACCTATACGCCCGGCGGCACTGGCGCAGTAGACACGACCGTAGAGGATAAGCTCCGCGAGACTATTAGCGCAGATGACTTTGGTACGGTTGGCGATGGAGATGCGGACGACACTGTAAAGCTACGGAACGCCGTTAATTACGTCACTACTACAGGCGCATGGCTAGACGGCGGAAACAAGACTTACAAGATTACTGGCACAATTAATGCGACAGGTGAGTTTCTACGCTTAAAAAACTTTAAGTTTGTTATACAAACAACCTACTCAAGCACAGGGCGGTTTGAGTGTAAGCGAGCAACTAACACAAACAAAATGACTGTGGCATTCGAGAATGTTTTTGTTGATGGTGGCAGAGGAACATACAAAACAGGCAGTGAGCCGTGGACAGACATAGACTACCCATTGTTTGGCTATGACAGTATTGCGCCAACACTTGGCGCGTTTTTAAAAGTCGAATCGTATAACTCAGACACAACCGTGCATGTGACTAACTGCCTTTTTGAAAACTATCATGGCATTGCTGGCGTTCGCGTCAATAGCTTTGGGACAACAGTCATTGAGGGCTGTGTCTTTAGGAATATGTCTTTCCAAAGCTTTATCACGTATCAAGCATACTTTGATGAGAATGATGTTATTACATATCAAGAGGGAACCACCCTTGTATCAGACGTATACGCAGAAGACATTGGCTTGTTGCCGGATACGTTCCTTGTAGATGGTGTGACTAAGAATTTCTCTAACACTGACTACGCTCCGCATACCTCATACAACTTTGCAGCCATCGGCGCTAACTACAGCATTAACAACGCTTCCGTAAAAAACTATGCGTCAACCGGGGTGCTTGGCGATCGCAATCAGAAATTCATTGCAAGCAACATTAACATTATTAACGATTCTGATAGATCGTTTTCTAACAACCCTTCAGGCGCGTTCTGGATAGAGGCTTGCGAACAATCTAACGTAAACAATTTGACTGTAGACATTATTGCTAGGGCAGCCAGAGACACACTTGAAGACACACTTGATACTCCTCCAAGAGGTCTCGATAACTGTCTTGTTCAAATTTACCTCAGAGACGGTAACAAAGCCTTTTTCAACAATGTGTTCCTAAAGTCAGACGCTTCCACTGCCTATGTAAATAAGTTTATACGAGGCTCTTGTAAGCACGACACGCTATGTTCTATTACAAACTTTCATGTAGAAGGTACTTGTCGAAACCTTGCAGACGCAATTAGCTTTTTATTAATACCCGGCTCTCAAATACAACAAGACGTGCGTTTAGCTCATGGTTTCTTAGCTAGTGGTGGCATTAAGGTTGACAATCCGCATAACTTAACAATTGATGATGTGTACTTAACTGGTGATGTTCTTCCTTTTAGAGCAGCCAACGCACAAGGTGAAATTAGAACCGCAGAAAATATACGTGCTACCAATACTTATAAGATAGTTACCACAGGTACTACAGACTTTACGGCTATTGGTGCGGCCGATAGTAATGTTGGAACAGTCTTTATCGCAACTGGCGCAGGTACAGGAACAGGTACTGCTAGATTGTTTATTCCTGATGAAACACACAACGTTAATATTGTTAACTCATACATTGGTGGAAACATAACAAACACTACTACGCTTACAGAAAGCTTCAATGTAGTGGGCAACAAGTACATAGACTACGTAACCTCTTTGTCTCAAGGAGCTACAGCTAAGATTGTAGTTAGTGACAATGCACATATCGGCGGGGTAGTTGCTTTTGCTAATGCTAATGTAACAGGACCATCTTCTGTCAAAATACAAGGCAACGCCTTAATTGAAGGCGTCACTAGGGTAGACGGTACTAACAACGTAATCATTAATGGTAATAACACCGAACGCCGTATTGCTGTCGAAGACGTACAGCACTTTCAAATTGTCGGTAACACAGCAAAAACCGACACTGGGGAGCCGTGCATTTGGGTAAACCCAGATACAACAAGCAATATTCTTTCTGGCGTTATTACTGGTAACAGTTGCTTGATAAAGACAGGCACAAGCGGCGGCACTTACGTAACATTGGCTAGTGGCGTTACAAACGTAATGGAAGGCTTAAACAGCAAGCTAACAGTCAATTGGTCATAAGGTAACGATATGGATTTTATTGATCACAGAAGTACGGCGCAGTTTACATTTCTGACCTCAGCTACAAATGAGAAGATCCGCATCAATGCGGATGGAGATTTGCTGGTTGGAATCTCTACGCCATTTGATACTTCCGGGATTACGCTCGACGCTACTGGTGCGTTAGGTGTTGATGGCCACATTACAGTGGCTACTGGCGCAACTTATGATATCGGTACGGCCACCAACAAGTTCCGCGATCTTTATCTTTCTGGCGACATCAATGTTGCTGGCGTGTCTACCTCTGGCGACTTAACGGTTGGCGGCTCTCTAAGCGTTACAACGGACGCTACTGTTACTGGCAGTCTAACTGTCAGCACCGATGCGACTATCACTAATGACTTAACAGTAAGCAATGACGCCACTATTTCTGGTGATTTAACCGTTAGCACTAACGCAGTTATTACGGGCGATTTGACTGTAAACGGCACGACTACGACGATCAACACTGAGACGCTTGATGTCAAAGACAAGAACATCACGCTGAACTATGGCGGCGATACAACCTCAGCCGACGGTGCCGGGATTACAATCGAGGACGCTGTAGGCGCGGGTACTGATGCAACTATCCTATGGGACGGCAGCACCGACACGTTTGATTTCAGCCACGCCATAGACGTTACAGGCACTATATTTGGCGACAACAACCTCAGCATTCAAAACTCTAATACGTATGGTTCTATCGAGGTAGGCGGCGTATCTGGCGGCTTCATTGACATCAAGCGCCCATTCTCTGACGACTACGATCTACGTCTAATAGCAGAGGGTGACGGCGGTGTCATTAACGTCGCTTCTGGTGAGCTAACAATACAGAGAGCAGGGTCGGCCAAGCTTGCGACTACAAGCACAGGCATAGCGGTCACTGGAGACGCCACGTTTGCTGATAACGGCAAGGCTATTTTCGGCGGGGGTAGCGACCTACAGATCTACCATGATGGGACGCATAGCCGTATAGATGACGCAGGAACAGGAGCTTTAATTCTTAGAGCAGATTACGGTTTGTTTGTACAAAAGTACAGCGACAACACCGCAATGCTATATGCAAGAACAGACGGTGCTGTAGAGTTATTCCACAATGGTAGCGAAAAACTTGCGACCAGTAGCACGGGTATCGACGTTACAGGTAACGCTACGTTTGGCGATAACGGTAAGGCTATCTTCGGTGCTGGCTCTGACCTACAGATTTACCATGACAGCACAACAAACGACAGCATAATTACGGAAAGCGGGGCAGGAAACCTTGTTTTGCAAGGCAATGCTTTGCGTTTAACAAATACTGCTGGCGTTCGTTATCTGCAAGGAAACTCTGGCGCTGAAGTAAACTTATGGCATAACGGAAACAAAAAGCTCGAAACAACCTCCACAGGCATCAACGTAACTGGAAGTGTCGTTAGCGACGGTTTGACTGTTGATGGTGCTTCGCAGACTACATCACTGAAGATAAACACAAGTTCTTCTGCGTGGGCTGATGCTAATGCTGATGACTTGATTATTAGAGGCGCTGATGTTGGTTTGACAGTTAGCTCGTCAACAACAGGTAATATTTATTTTGGTGATGCTACAACAGCACAGAAGCAAGGTCAGATTACTTACACACATTCGTCTGATTCTTTGGCTTTTGCAACTGCTGGCACAGAACGCCTCCGCATTAATTCGTCAGGGTTTGCGGGTCTGGGTACTGGCTCGCCAGCGGCCAAGTTAGATATCGTCGATACAGCCTCTGACGTACAGATGCGCGTCTACAAGAACGACGGCACTAAGAACACACGGATTACGGTAACGGCTGACGACAGCGGCGCTAAGATCCACTACCGAGATGCAGACAACGCAGGCGCACTAAGGTTTAACAACAACCTTGGCGAGGTCATGCGGATTCCTGCTGATACCACGCGGGTAGGTATTGGCACTAGCAGTCCGTCTTCTGTTTTACATTTAAGCACATCTAATGACCCAAAAATAACCCTGACAGATACAGGATTTGGAGCGTCTGCTGATATTACAGGTTCAAATGGGAATCTTAGACTTAACAGCCAAACAGCTACTATTTTTGATATGGCTGATAGCGAAGTTGCACGTATCGATGCGAGCGGCAACTTGAGAGTAGGTGTTGGCAATACTTTTGAGCCTACGATTCAGTTTACAAACTCAGGTCGTGTTGCAGGTAATCCCGGTTACTCATTCAATGGTGACTTAGATACTGGGATGTTCAACCCAAGTACGCAGGGAACTATTGCTTTTTCTAATAACGGCTCTGAGAGCATGCGCATCGACTCTAGCGGCAATCTTCTGGTTGGTAAGTCTTCATCAAGTTTTACTACAGCAGGCGTTGAGTTAGCTCAAGGTGGTACAGCAGGCAAAGTTCAAATACAGCGTTCTTCTAGTCCGTTAACTCTTGTCAATTTGACAGACGATGGGAATATCCTGAACTTTTATAAAGGCACTAGCGCAGTCGGTAGTATTGGTTATAACAGTTTTTATTACATAGCTGGTGGAGCAAGCGGAGGAACCCACGCAGGCTTAAGGTTTGTAAACAATCAGGCTATCAGACCTTGTGACGCAAGCGGTGACAACTTAGACAACGCATTAGATCTAGGCGCTTCTACGGCCCGCTTCAAAGACCTTTACCTGTCAAGCGGTATAAAAACAAACAACAACGCAATAGACATAAACTCAGGTTCAAGTAACACAGTTGCCACGTTTACCTCTACTGACACTGAGGCTCGAATTGATTTAGTTGATACAACAGGTTCGGCCCAGATACGCTCGCGTAACGACCTAAGATTTTATGTCAATGGCGGTAGCACCCGTGCTGTAGACATAGATGCGAGCGGCAACTTTCTGGTTGGCAAGACTGCAAGCAATACAGGTGTTGCTGGAATGGAGCTTAGGCCATCAATAGCTGTATTTACAGCAGATGGCGATAGAGCGCTTCAAATCAATCGTCTAAATTCGGATGGTGAGCTACAGCGATTTATTCAAGACGGCACCACCGTAGGAAGCATTTCCGCTCGTTCTGGTGATTTACTTATAGGCACTGGGAACGTCGGTTTGCGCTTCGATGACAATGTCAGCGCGTATATCCCCTTCAATGTCACAACCAGCGCAGGTCGAGACGCCGCCATTGACTTGGGGCATTCGACTGTTAGGTACAAAGACCTTCACCTGTCAGGCGTAGTAAACGCGAGCCAAATGACAACTAGCACTGCTGACATCAACATATCAGGCACAAGTGCTTCACACGACATGCTTTTGAGTAGTGCTAGAAATATAAGAATATCTGCTGGCGGCTCAGAACGCATGCGCATTGATGCTAGCGGCAATCTTCTGGTTGGGAAAACTACCACTCCACTTGGCTTGGCAGGTGTTGTTGCTTATGGCGGAACAGGCGCAGGCGTTATTGCATTAACAAACGAAGCACGACCTTTGTATATCAATAAGCTGACTAGTGATGGAAGCGTCATTGAAATAGCTAAAGATGGCTCCACAGTCGGTAGTATTGGTGCTTACCTAGGCGATTCTTATGTTGGCACGGGCGCAGCAGGTTTACGCTTCTATGATGCTGGCCCTGCTGTTACTCCACACAATACAACTACAAATGCAGGCACTGATGCCACGATTGATTTAGGCACATCGGCGGGACGCTTCAAACACCTCTACCTGTCAGGCACTGCTTATACTAATGCCTTGGGCGTGGGAACAACCTCACCAGACGTTAAGGTCGACATCGTTGACACTGCCGCAGACGTTCAACTACGTGTCTATAAGTTTGACGGTACTAACAACACTCGCCTTGCTCTGACTGCCGATGACAGTGGTGCCAAGATCCACTACAGAGACGCTACAAACGGCGGTGCCTTGCGCTTCAATAACAACGCAGGGGAGATGGCTAGGTTTGATTCGAGCGGTCGCTTGCTGGTTGGCACTACATCAGCAAATGGTATAGACGCTGTCACTCTAAACAATGGCGGCTATGTTTACAGCAATAGAGCAGGAGGCGTTTCTGGATACTTTGATAGAGGCACGTCAGACGGTTCTATTGTTGAGTTCCGCAAAGACGGCACAAACGTAGGAAGCGTTGGCACCAAGCTATCTGATGGCGGCACAAGTGATGGTGAGCTGTTTATAACTAGCGGAAACACTGGATTATTTTTCGATGACATTGGAAGTTATATCCGACCCTGTAATGGCTCTGCCGCTTTGCGTGACAACATCGTTGACTTAGGCAAGTCAGATTCACGCTTCAAAGACCTCCACCTGTCAGGCAATGTAGAGATGATTCATAGCTCGTCTGGCAGTATTCAGATGAAGCGTTATGATTCAACAATTAACATTAACAATAGCTTAGGCCAGATAGTCTTCGGCGGCTCTGAAGATGGCGGAACTACTGTAAATAACTCTGCATCTATTGTTGCACTGTCTTCACAAAATCATACGTCTACTGCTTCTGGCGGTTATTTAACTTTTAATACCACGGCTAACAACACTACAACTCTGAATGAAAGAGCAAGAATAGATAGCTCTGGCAACTTGCTGGTTGGTACTACAGATAGCTCACCATACACAACCATAGAGGGTTTTGTAGTTGCGTTAAATAATGGCTCTAAAAGTGCGGCCTGTTTTGGAGCTGATAATGTTGCAAGCCGAACAATTGTAAATATTGTTAACCCAAATGGTTCAGTAGGTAGCATTACTACAAACGCCTCTGCCACAGCCTACAATACCTCTTCAGACCAACGCCTCAAAGACAACATTGTAGACGCACCTTCTGCTTCTGACGACATAGACGCTATCCAAGTACGTTCGTTCGACTGGAAGGCTGACGGTTCACACCAGAAGTACGGCATGGTTGCTCAGGAACTACAGAACGTTGCACCAGAGGCAGTCAGTGGAGACGCTGACTCAGACGACATGATGGGCGTAGACTACTCAAAGCTAGTACCTATGATGTTAAAAGAAATTCAATCACTACGTGCCAGAGTGGCACAACTCGAAGGAGAAAACTAATGGCTACATGGACTATTGCAACACTTGAGAGAGAGCTGTCTGACGGCGGCGTGATGATCGCTCATTGGCGTTGCACAGAATCGCAGACCGTCGAAGAGGAAACGTACAGTGCATCATCGTATGGCACTTGCAGTTTCACTTACGACGCATCTTCACCCGACTTCGTACCTTACGACCAACTCACAGAAAGCACAGTAATGGGCTGGGTGTGGGAACAAGTAAGTCAAGAAGAGACTGAGGCAGCATTAACTGCTAATATTGAAGGCCAAATCAACCCAACAACTGCTGACGGAGTGCCTTGGGAATCTTAAACCACAACTAGGAGACTGACATGGGAAAAAATGAACAGACCCCCATCACAGTAAATGAAAAGGAATACATCCTTGAGGATATGACTGACCAACAGAAAGCCATGGTTAATCATATTAACGATCTCGATCGCAAGCTGGCTAGTGCCAGATTCAATGTAGATCAATTAGCGGTAGGACGTGACGCATTCGTAAGCATGTTGTCACAGTCTTTGGAGTCGGAAGACGAAGAATGAGTCAGAGCCTTTTAGATCGCATTGGAGTTTCTGGGTACAACAAACCCAAGAGAACTCCTAAACATCCTAAGAAGTCGCACGTTGTTGTGGCTAAGGAAGGCGATCAGGTAAGGACTATTCGCTTTGGACAGCAGGGAGTCTCTGGCTCTCCTGCTAGTTCAGGTGAATCTGACTCAGCTCGTAATCGTAGGAAGTCATTCAAGGCGCGTCATGCGCGTAACATAGCCAAGGGCAAGATGTCTGCGGCTTTTTGGTCTAATAGGACAAAATGGTGATGAGAAAGCCAAAGAAAGGTTTGTATGCAAACATAGCTGCAAAGCGTAAGCGCATTGCTGGAGGCTCTGGTGAGCGCATGCGTAAGCCAGGCACTGCCGGTGCGCCTACTTCTCAGGCATTTAAAGATGCAGCCAAGACGGCTAAGAAGAAGTAACCATGAGTATAGAGCGGTCAGTAGCGAAGCTCGAAGCCCAGCAGGAAGCGATGGCGCAAGACGTTAGCGAGATGAAGTCCGCTCTCACAAGTATTGCCCAAACTCTTCAAGACTTATCAAGCATGGAGCAGAGGCAGGTTCACTTGACCGAGACTGTAACGCGCGCCCACAAGCGCATTGATGAGATCCAAGCTATCGTGAAAGATGAAGTAAAGAACCACGAGAAGCGCATCCAAGCTATCGAGATTAGCATAGCCAAGAACCAATGGATTGAACGCATCATTATGGCCGGTGTCATGGCTGTTATTGGCGTGTGGATCAAGGGCGGCATCTAATGCTTGAGCTACTGGTCACCCCGATTGCCAAGCTGTTGGACAAGGTTATACCTGATGCGGATGAGCGCAGCCGGTTAGCCCACGAGATCGCAACACTAGCGGAGAGACAGACCCATGAAATTGCAAAAGCTCAAATCAATGTCAACCAGAATGAGGCCAAGCACAAATCGGTTTTTGTCTCTGGCTGGCGACCGGCGTGTGGTTGGGTATGTGTTCTTGGTTTCAGCGTTAATTTTCTTATTGTTCCAATTGTAAACATTTACCTAACTGCATGGACTCAGAACCCTCTATTAATCCCGTCACTGGACGTTAGCGAAATGATGCCTGTACTACTGGGTATGCTGGGATTGGGCGGTATGCGTACTGTAGAAAAGACCAAGAACGTAGCACGTCAATGACCTACAAGTTCTTTAGACTCGAAGAGTTCAACTGTACCCACACTAACAAGAACGAGATGGACCATGAGTTTCTCGTAAAGCTCGATGAGCTGCGCGAACGTGTGGGCTTTCCTTTCGTAATCACTTCGGGCTACAGGGATGCAACCCATCCTGCCGAGGCGCGCAAGTCTGAACCCGGCACCGGCTATCATTGCCAAGGTCTCGCGGCTGACATAGCTGTGTCTAACGGCTTCGAGCGTATGAACATCGTGCATGAAGCAATCAAGATGGGGTTCTCTATCGGTGTTGCTAGGACATTCGTACACGTTGACGACCGGAAGACCACCCCGGTTATGTGGACCTATTCTTAAATAACAAATAATGTTGCATTCCCCTTAAAGATAACGTAAAGTGTTATCTGTTCCATGTGGAACTAACCAAGGGAGAAGGACAAATGTCAGAATTTGATTTCTATGAAATCGCTACAAACTTCCCTAACTGGGAAGATAATGTTGATTGCATTGAGGACATGGATATCCGCCGTGACTTAATGCGTCAAGTCGAACGCGACTCATCCGAGCTTGCGCCTACCGCCGCACACCAGACTGGCTCCGAGCTGGAATTCGTTGACATGATTTTTAACGACCAGATGGAACCGTCTGATGTCGTCAACAAACTCCGCACCATGCTTTGGAACTATGCCAAGCCAATGACCATTGAGGCCATTGCGGATGAGCAATCAAAGTATGCCTATGAAATGGATATCAAGCCTGAGACGGCACTTGATTTGGGGGTGCGTGACAGTGACTTTTGATGTTGAAGAGGTGTTGAGCAAAGGCTTACGAGAGCACATGGACCCTAAGATTAGGGCGTACAGGTGCGGCTTTGAAGATGGCATGGCCCACGATTGGGGTAAGCGCCATATACCAGATCAGAACTATCGGGCAGGTTTTGCCCGTGGTTATGAGTTAATTCAAATGATGGACGCGGCAAGTGTCGCAGGAGAAACATTGTGAAAATAGAAAAAGGAATACCAATTCCATTGTCAAAACGCCAAGGGAAATACATCAAAGCTCTTAGATTGATGGAGGTCGGTGACAGCGTATTACTAAACTGCAAAGACACGGCAGATAATAGTGTTCATGCAATTCGACAAGCTGGAAGAACGATCGGTTTTAAAATGTCGGCGCGAACTATGGATGCGGGCGTTCGAGTATGGAGGGTTAAATAATGAATGGAATAGTTAAAATCCACGGGAAGGAATACAAGACCGTGGCACTTCGGGTCGCAGAGTTTAGAGCGGCCCATCCCGACTACACGATCTCAACCGATCTGGTCGAGGCCAATGATGTGCTGGTCATTATGAAGGCCAGCATCTTAGATAACGATGGTCGCCTGTTGGCTACTGGCTACTCAGAAGAGGTACGTGCATCCAGTAAGATCAACGCAACTAGCGCACTCGAAAACGCCGAGACCTCAGCAATCGGTAGATGCTTGAGTGCCCTAGGGTTTGGCGGTACAGAGTACGCGTCTGCCGATGAGGTTGCGAACGCTATCCAACAGCAACAAGACACCGGGCCAATCATGGCTCACAACGAAGCACTACAGCGCAACTACGCGTCTGTGTACTTCATTAAAGAACACCTCGCATTGAAGGCATGGGAGGCTGTAGCAGAAGCATGGGGCGAGATCACCAACGACGACAAGAAAGCTTTGTGGGTTGCGCCTAGTAAGGGCGGGATCTTTACAACTGCCGAGCGTAGTGATCTGAAGTCCAACGAGTTTAACGAAGCTAGAAAGCTAATCTTAGGAGAGACCAGTGAGTGACATTACTTTTGTAAATGGCATGAAGCCGAAACGTAAAGAAGGTGCGCCAGATTGGGCGGTGCTGAAACAGACCATTGACAGGGACAAGTTTATCCCGTGGTTACAAGAACAACCCGAGAACACTATCCATATAGAAACTCTAATCGCCAAAAGCACTGGGAACCTATACACCAAGGTTGATAGTGAAGAACGCGCATATCAAGAGCGTGTTCGAAACGAAGGGTTAGACCAAGCCAAAGCGGCAGTAACCGAGGAAACAACAGCACCTCAACCAGCAGCGGAATCGTTTTCAGATGACATTCCATTTTGATATTGGGCTGTCGCTGAGAACAGCGCAGAAAGAGTTTCGTGTCAGCAATAAACAACTGGCACGGGACTTTGATGTAACTGAAATGACAATCCACAGATGGCGCAAGAGCAAGGACGCAACCCTTAGCCGCACAGTGGATTTGGCAGAGCGATTTAATATGGACTTTGAATCGTTTCTTGATCTGCCATACAGGGAGGAAGCATGAGTCAGAAAGATCGGGTACTTCAGTACCTCAAGCAAGGCAAGGTGTTGACCAGACTAAACGCATGGGATGAGCTGGGGGTGATCGAAGCCCCGGCTCGTATCTCAGAGCTGCGGCATGAAGGTCACGACATTCAGACAGCGATGAAGCTAGTGTTCAACCGTTATGGTGATCAGGTGCGGATTGCTGAGTGGTTTATCTAAAAAAAAGGCCCCATCGCTGGGGCCATGTCACTTGTCCAAGGGAGGGACTACGTGATATCTTCGAAGGGTCAAGTAAGAAGATGTATGGATTATACACTACAAAACCATTCCGTATCCTCCCTCATCTACTTTTTTGTCAGAGATTACTGGGCGTTAGGCCGACGAACTTAAGAACGTCGGAGACAGAGTTGACCCTCTCTATGATGCGCCTCCCTGTGCCGAGAGCTGGTAAAGGGAATAGATGTCAAGATTCGATACAGTAATCAAAGCTCGTCATTACTAATTAACTGATTTGTCGGAGCTTGCTCCGGCATTAAAAGGGAAGTGTGGATGAAATTAACTAGTGAAATAAGATTAAGGCTAGACGCATGGGCTGGCGAAGGCGACATCCTTATATGTGATAGCTGGGAAGAAAACGGCGCGTTATGGAGGGCTGACATTCTTAAAGATTGGATTCTTCACTTAGGCGAGCTTTATAGCGATGCTTGTGAAGATATGGGTAGAGATGGCCCTACGGCAATCGAATTTGTGGAGGTTCCTCGTGATCATTCTTAATGACGGCACTTACTACGAACCCGACGATGAACAGATTATCTACTGGCAGAACGCTTTCCCAAAGGTCGATATCTTTGCCGAGCTGAGTGCTATGGCGGCATGGTGTGACGCTAATCCAAAGAAACGTAAGAAGGATGGCAAGCGCTTTGCGGCTAGTTGGTTAAGCCGGGCATCTCAACAAGAGCGAGGGGTGTCCCCATTTGCCGAGAAAATGCAGTCAACTTCTGGTAAAATCGGCTTGAAGAGTTGGAGCTTCTTAGACGATTGCACCCATGATTACCTCAAGTCGGAAAAGTTTCGAGCATACTGTCTCGAGAAGTATGGGCAGTACGTTACCTTTGAAGGCGAAAGGGTAACTGCATGAGCGAGCGGTGGTTTGTAAACAACAAATTCCAAGCCGATCAGTTTTGTGAATACATCCGGGCTAACCAAGATAAGGGGAATATCTACGAGATCATTCCTCTCACCCGAACCGGAAAACAAAACGATGCGATCCATGCTTATTGCCGAGAAGTCGCTAGTGTTATGGCGGCGCATGGTATGGACATGAAGACCGTTATCAAGGAAGGCGTCCCCATTGATCCCACTATGTACCTGATTAAGGATTATATGTGGCGTCCAATTCAAAAGGCTGTAACAGGCGTTGAGTCCACCAGAAAGATTAATCCCGTGGAGGTCAACGAAATTTACGAGGTCTTGAGTAGGCTGCTAGTCGAAAAATACTCGATTAACGTGCCATTCGGGAGGCGCACTTAACATCTATCCGGGGGGAGATGATGTCATTACTTGAGTATTGCAATACCGACAGACAGCGACAAATTGTAGAGCTTCACGAGCAGGGCTTGGGCTACACAAAGATCAGCCAGCAGATAGGCATTACCCGATTTTCTGTTAGAGATTCTCTTCAAGCCATAAAATCTAGGGCCGCTGCCCAAGGCTATTCACCCGAGCATGATATGACTCGCACCGTTCCGGATGTCTTCAAGGTCCGGGGCGTCTCTACGTACTACAATGAAGATGGCAAGCCGGTCGGCCAGTGGGTTAAATCCATGGCAGACAAAGAGGCAATGCTTGAGGCTTCACTTGAGGCATTCAAGGCTGGATTCCTCGAAGAGATAGATGGCCTCTACAAGCCCGTAAAGGCTCCAGAATCAACGAAGAATGAAGATAGGCTATCGGCCTACCTCATAGGAGATCATCACCTCAACGCCCTCTGCTGGTCTCCTGAGACGGGTGGCGATGACTGGGATACAAACATTGCCCAAGACGTACTGATCAGGGCCGTCGATAAGCTGGTCTCTGCGGCAGGTGACTCGGAAGTAGGCGCTCTGATTAACTTGGGTGACTTCCTTCACGCTAACTCAGGTGACAACAAGACAGCCAAAGGAACCCCGGTCGATGTCGATGGAAGGCTGGGCCGGGTCATTCGTATTGTCGGCAACCTCTTCAAAGTCCTAATTACCCGGATGCTGGAGACGCACAAGGAAGTTTGGTTGATCAACGTAAGGGGTAACCATGATCCCGATGCGAGCCTCTGGCTAAATGAAATGATGCGCCTGTACTTCCATAATGAACCACGGGTGAAAGTGTTCGACAACTTCTCCAAGTGGATACATTTTGAATGGGGCAAGACTCTCGTTGTTATGCACCACGGAGACCGGGTAAAGACTCAGGCGCTTTATGAAGCTGTTACAAGAGACTACGCAGAGGAATGGGGTCGAACGACTCACCGATATCTTTACCACGGGCATATCCATCACCGGACTGTGACGGAGCTGGGCGGGTTGCATCTGGAGAGTTTTGGGGTCCTCTGCCCACCCGACAGCTTCCACTCAGCTTCGGGCTATGGCTCTGCAAGGTCCATGTCCTGCGTTATACTCGATAAGAACTATGGCGAGCACAGTCGATTCAAGGTCGGCATTGATGAGGTTAAAGCATGATCCCGATTATTAGCTGTCCATTACCGGGTGGCGGTCAAGCGCTTATCAAGACGCAAGACATCGGCGGCGCAACCAGTGGCAAGAATCCAAAAGAGTGCGATGTTTATATTCTAGGCTGGGCAGCTAACGGGATCACAGTCGATTTAAGTTTGGATGACTTCGCAGAGATATGGGTATCAGCATTGATAGACGATGGAGCGCCGGAGTATGAAATCGTATTTACCCCAGATGAAATGCACTGAGTGCTTCAAGATCATGGTCCCCCAGTTTAAGAGCGAATACCCTCACAAGCTGGAAGGCTGGTCATGTGACTGCGGGAACAGCGAGAAGGCAATACTTCGAGAACGTCAATACACGAGGGCAGACGATGGCAGTGAAGAGAGACCAAGCAGACATTTGGTTTAGTAAGGCGGTAAGGCTACGAGATCAGAAGTGCTTGCACTGCCACAAGACTGATCGACTTGAGTGCGCTCATATTTTTGGTAGGCGTAACAAGCGACTACGCTGGAGCATGGGGCCGGGTCCGGGTAATGCAGTAAGCCTTTGCCACTACTGTCACCGATGGTTCACTGAACAGCCGATAGCATTCCATGACTGGTTGCGTGAGATGTTTGGCGATGATCACATGGATCATTTGCGGTTAGTCAGTAACGAGATATACAAGACTAATAAACTACTGAGGAAGGATATCGCGGCGCATTACCGCGATGAAGTCAGGCGTAAGGAACTTGATCCAGATTACGAGATTCAGAGCTGGAACTAACATAGTCCAGATAATACTGCCGAAGAATGAAACGATCCCGAAGCTTGGTCAGGGCGCTCTTTTCTAACTGAGCTACTCTACTCCGGGTAATACCTAGCTCATCGGCAATCTCTTGATGAGTCATTAGGTAGTCGTCGTTGATTGCCCTTGTCATTGTTCTACCAAAACCCAAAAGCTGCGAGCAAACCACTTGCTTGGGAAAAAATTCGACTGAAGCAACGCATCTTGCGCGTTCCAGTAGTTAACCATCACTGGCTGATCTTGCTCATAAGTGATTGCGTCGGTTGCGCTTGCTATCTGAAACGCAAGCTGTGCTTTTAGGAAAGAACAAACCAACTTCATTTGATCTTGAGGGATGGGCAAGCACTGACCTTCTGCCTCTCCATCTACGCACTTAAGAATATAACCTGTGTCCATGTCTATCTCCCTTGGTAAAGGCCGCTTACGCGACCTCGTATCTGTTTGACTCGATGAAGAATTGCTTTCCAGCCACTTCCACAATCGCACCACCATCGACCTGCTTGATGAGCGTTGCTTTAATTCGCAGGTTGCCGCCTTTTGCTTTGAAGGTTACTTGATTGTTTTTCATGTTGCTTCTCCCTTGGTTTGATTAGCTGTACTGAAGTTGCTCGTCATACTGCTCGGTTACGAGATCGAGGATTGTGTCAGCTTCCCACGTTGCGCCGTCTGGCGTCTCTTCTGGTAGCTCGCGAAGGATTTCGCATACAGCTTGAGACTTTGTGCAGGCCATGTAGACAACCAGCTCGACTTTGTTCTTGAGTAGGTTGTAAAAGCTCTCATCATTGTTGAGCCAAAGAGCAGTGTTCCAGTGGTTGTAAGATTCGTAGCCGTTGAAAGTATTGTTAGTCATGTCTCTAGTCCCTTGGTTAGTGGCTGTGTCCCCAGCCGATGAAGCCATGAAAACACATCTAAAAATAAAAAACAACATAAAATGTTATCTTTTTTGGGTGGGGTGGTTGCAAAGCCACAAAATGTGTTATCATTGCCGCATGTGTACTACAGTGAAGCGAGCCATGTTTTGCACTCGTAACGGCGAAAAGCACATTGAGAACCTCGATAAGGTATGTGTACTCATCGGGCGTTTGAAAGGACTTACAGAGTCCGAGTATCTCGATCTTTGTGCTGTCAGTAAGCTAGAGAATGCACGAGCGCTAGGTATGGCGAAATACTACCCGACTCACTGAGTTAAGGGTAACAACAGGCCGGAAAGGTCACGGGGCTTTTTGCCCCTCAAAAAAGGGAATGGGTCATGTACGAGCAAGAAATGTTTAACAGGAATCCGGGCTTTGTAATCGGCGCGGTTATCTTATTTATCACTGTGTTGGGCATCGTAGGTAATGCCGACATGGAAGAAGAGATCAGCCAGTACGAGTTCTATTGTGAGAACGTCGCCATGTGGATCGACTCCAATGGTGAGAACGGTCACCCAAACTTCCGAGGTGTAGATTGTGAATGATCTAACTGACTACATAATGGCAGTCCGGGCGGCAGACACAATGGCTAAAACATGGAAGGCAGACGTAGCAATCCTATCCAACCTGAAGATCGTAAGACTAGATGAGGCAGAGGGCACCGTATTGGAAATAGTACGAGGCGAGTTTTATGGCTGATCATCGTGGTAAGCTAGACAAGGAAACGCGGGATAGACACTTCCCCGAGCTGAATGGCGGGAAAGGATCGTTACCACGTAAATCAACCAAGAGTAGTAGACAAGCTTACTCTGATAACTGGGATAGGATCTTCGGTGCCAAAGACAAGAGCGCAACTAAATAGAGCTACTCGCCAAGAGGCAATGAGAGAGCAAATACAGGCACAGGGCTATCATACCCATGTGCTTGATGTCGTTAAAAAATTGCTTGATCCAGAGCTAGAGTTAGATGGAGCAGATATTGCAAGGCTAAAAGCTGGCGGTGATCTGTCCTACAAGATGATGAGTAAGTACATTCCAGACCTAAAATCACAAGAGATCACTGGTCCAGATGGCGGTGATTTAGTCATAGCCGTGCAGCGTAAGCGATTCGATGGCCAAGATTGAATATGTAACCAAGCCACCCGGTAAAGTTCTCGAAGAGTTCGCCGATTGTCGGGCGCGTAACTCTTTCATCATGGGGCCGCTAGGCTCCGGCAAGACAGTCCAAGTAATCCTCAAGCTACTCGAGCTAATGTGCGAGCAGGCACCGGTAAAGCGGGAGACGCATCCCAACTACGGTGTTCGGCTCAGTCGGATCATTGCCGCACGTAATACCTATAGCGAACTATTCTCGACCACCATCAAAGACTGGCTCGAAGTCCATGGCGAGCTGGGTGAGTTCAAGCAAGGCAACAAGGAACCACCAACACACAAGATACAATTTAAGCTAGAGGATGGCACGACTGTGCGCAGTGAAGTCATCTTCATCGCCTTTGATCGCCCTGATCACGTCAAGAAGGCTAGGGGTATCCAGACTACATGGGTGTGGCTAAACGAGGCCAAAGAGCATTCCAAGAGCGTTGTGGACATGCTTGACCTGCGTTGTGGTCGTTACCCGTCGATGAAGGAAGGCGTACGCCCTACTCATTACGGAATGATAGGTGACTCCAATGCCCCAGACGAAGATCACTGGTATTACCGACTTGCTGAAGAAGATCGCCCAGAAGATTGGAAGTTTCATCGCCAGCCCGGTGGAGTCTATCGGGAGGGAGATGGTTGGTATCTCAACGCCAAAGCCGAGAACCTCAACAACTTACCCGAGGATTACTACCGGCGAGGACTGCAAGGCAAAACGGACGACTGGATCAAGGTTAACTTGGCTAACGAATATGGCTTTGTCTCCAGTGGTAAGCCGGTGCATCCTCTTTACACTGATTCTATACACTGCCTTGGGGACGCTTATACTCCTAGTATTGATGCCCCTGTTGTACTTGGTTTCGATTTCGGTCGCACTCCCGCTTGCGCTTTCCTACAGCGTGACACGTTGGGTCGTTGGATTTGCTTTGATGAATTCTGCATGACTGACTCGGGGGCGGTGGACTTTGCGCCTAGCCTCAAGCGGTACATTGATGCGAACTATCCGCAATGCAAGTTTCGTGGCTGGGGCGATCCATCTGGCGATAACAAGAACCAAGCGAATGCCGATACGCCGTTCAAGATCATGCGAGCTGCCGGGATACCTTGCACGCCAACACTGTCGAACGATCCTTCGCTACGACGTGCCGCGCTAGAAATGCCCATGAAAGAGCTGTGCATGGATGGCAAGCCTAGATTCCTAATCAGCCCGAAAGCGAAGATGATCCGCAAGGGCTTACAAGGCGGCTTCTGTTACCGACGGATACAGGTATCAGGCGAGAAGTACACAGATGAGCCAGACAAGAACGAATATTCGCACCCGGTCGAGGCATTAGAGTACGCATTGCAGGGAGAAGGTGAAGGCAGACAGGCACTAACCAACCTGCATACACAAAGCAGGCAAGTGCGCCGGGCAGAGATGAAGATTAATGTCTTCTGATTGCTATGTGGTGTTCTGTGATGACAGCAAACATTGGTGGAGTCCGATCCTCCATCCGACCATCCGGCACTGCTACGTGGTCAAGCCTGAGAATGGCAAGTGGATCGTATATGCGAAGACTACAAATGGCGTGGAAATCTACACAACGGATGATGTGACCGACGTAATCGAAAATGATATCATCGTCAAGGCTGTAATTAGAGACGCCCGGCGTTGGCTGTTCATGTTGAACACTTGCGTTGGGTATACGAAACAAGTGTTAGGGATAAACAATCCGTTTATATTGACTCCCTACCAACTGTATAGGTATCTGAAAAATGAAATCACCGAAAGCACCTAAGCCCACAGCACAGCAAATCGCTGTAGAGCGTCGTCAAGCTATTGCACTCGATAAAGAGATTGAAGAGCAGGAAGAGCGATTCCGTGCAGCAGCTCGCGGCAAACTAGGAACCAAGTCACTGTTAGGCGGCGTACCTCGTAGTCGTGCTGAAGCGGCTGGCGGTCGTGCTGGGGCGGCTCCGGCTCGTACCATGTTAGGCATGGGCGGAATGGGCGGAGCAGCTACGCGACGCACTGGCGGATCTCCACGAACCGGCCCATATAATGGCACTATGCCCCAACTTAAGTAGGTGACCTTATGAGCTTGCCCCCGCATCTTGGCTCGATCCAAGACCTAAAGGAACGAGAAGCCAAAGCGTTCAGTAATCAGTCAATGTGGCACGACCAATTGCAGGATGTTTATGAGTATTTCTTGCCTCAGCGTAATCTGTTCAACACAGAGGACCGGGGCCAGAAGAAGATGGACAAGATCTTCGACTCGACGGCTCTCACATCCATCCAACAGGGTGCGAGCAAGCTGCAAGAAAACATCGCTCCGATCTGGTCACGCTGGGCAAGCTTCCAGCCAACAGAAGAGATCATCCGCTTAGTTGAATCAGGTCAGTTCGACGTGTCCGAAGAGGACATCCGGGCTAACTTAGATCAGCAATGCGAGTTGGTATTCGACTACATCAACCGATCCAACTTCCACACGCAGTTCTATGAGGCCGCACTTGATCTATTGGTAGGCACTGCCACCATGAAGATCGAGGAAACAGACGACGAGACCAACCCGATCTGCTTCAGCACCATCCCGCAGAAGGGCATCGCGTTCGAAGAGGGCCCATACGGCACTGTTGAGACGCACTGGCGCAAGTTTGAGGTAAAGGTCCGGTTGCTAGAGCGCATGTGGCAGGGCTTCAAGCCTTCTCAGAAGATCCAGAACATGATCGAGAACAGCCCAAACAGCGAGGTTATGGTCAGCGAAGGCGTTGTCTTTGATCCTAAGACCAAGCGTTATTATGGTTGTCTGTGGGTTGCGGATGAAGAGAGATTCTCATGGACCGAAGACTTCGGAGAGTCTAGCCCTTGGGTGACTGGTCGCTATACGAAGGTGGCTGGTGAGGTTCGTGGTCGTGGTCCAGCAATGCAAGCACTGCCCGATGTGCGCTCACTGAACAAAGCCAAAGAGTTTGTATTGCAGAAGGCCGCAATCGACCTTGCAGGCATGTATACAGCTACTGACGACGGTGTGACAAACCCGTACAATATGGTCATTGCTCCCGGCGTTGTGATTCCTGTCGGGTCAAACAACACCAACAACCCTTCTATTCAACGTCTCGACACAGGATCGAACCTTGCACTGGCACAATTTGAAATTGTTGAGCTTCAAACGGCTATCAAGCTGGCGTTGTTCAACGATTTGCGTGATCCTGCTGGTCCTATTCGTAGCGCCACTGAGGTTGCTATTGAATCCCGAGAGCTTGCAAAACGGATCGGGTCGGCATTTGGGCGACTTCAGACCGAGGTACTCATACCAATACTCAAGCGTGTCGTTGCCATACTGACTCGACGCGGCTTGATCGTTCCTATCGAGCTAGATGGGCGTGATGTCAAAGTTAAGTTTACTTCCCCACTGGCACGAGCACAGGATGCAGAGGATCTGTTAGCTGTTCAGCAGGCCGTACAGTTCGTACTGAGCACGTCTGGACCGGAACAGGTACTAATGGCCTATAAGACCGAGGACTTCGGCACATGGGCAGCAGAGAAGACGGGAATGCCTGCTGATTTAGTGCGATCTGAGGTAGAAAAGCAACAGATCATCCAAGCGGGCGCACAAGCACAGATGATGCAAGAACAACCACAACCGATGGAAGCTGAATGACTTGGGAAAATATTGACGGCATAAGCCCAGAAACCAAGAAACAAAAAGCCAAAGCACAAGAGCAGATAATCCAACTCACCAAAGCCTATGCCCGTTGCTTCAACACTGAAGACGGGCAGAAGGTATTGGAGGATCTTACTCGGCGTTTCTTATTCGATAATGCAACATCCCTATCCAGCCAGAATGTCGCCTATGAATCGGCGTATCACAATGGCGAGGCGGGTGTTATCCGCATGATTATCCACTACATCCAACAAGCAGAGCGACAGTAAGCACGATTTTTAACTCAATGGAGAAAACCATGGAAGAACAGGCCGTAGAAAGCAACGATACCCTGACATCATTAGTAGATGCCGCAGAACCCACGTTAAGTGAAGGCGAATACTTTCTGAGTGAAGGAATCAAGGGCGTTGGTGACCAACCAGATTGGTACAAAGCCGACAAATACAAGTCAATTGCAGAGCAAGCCAAGGCATACACCGAGCTAGAAAAGAAGTTTGGTGGATTCACTGGCGCACCAAAAGATGGATATGCACCGGTAGAGGGCATCGAAGCAGAAGATGCTTTGTGGCAGGAGCTTGTTTCGTTTGGTGAGCGCACCAATATGTCTCAATCAGCCCTAAATGATGCGTGGGATATCCTTTCAGCGCAAGAGCAGGCTGTTGAAGAAGTCTCTGTAGAGATGGAGATGCAAAAGCTAGGTGATAACGCTGTGGAGCGTATCAAGGTTGTCGAACAGTTTATGAAGAACAGTCTCGATGGCGACACATACGAACGTCTCCGCTATGCCGTCAACAGTGCTGAGACCGTTGAATTGGTCGAGGCGCTGGTCAAGTCTACTGCCCCGGCCAAGTTACCGATTGATGGCTATGTTGAACCGGGTGGCATTACGTGGCAGGACATCGAAGCAGAGATGTTTAAGAAGCACGAGAGCGGCCAGATGCTCCGCTCAGTCGATCCTAATCACGAGCGTAAGATTCAGAAGATGATGCGTGATTTTGGTGGTGATAAGCCATACGAGCGTATTATTGGCTAACACACAACTTGTGGTATCATAGCGAGATCGGATACCCCTTTCACAAGGCCCGGTAGTTTTAGGTTGAACGACTGACCGACTGCCGGGTACTCAGTCCAAAACCTCTTAATCATTGTTATACATTTGACATAGAGGAGACTGAATCATGTCAATTAATCTCTCCGCAGTAGCGGTAACTGAATTTGACAGCATGGTGAAGCACGCTTATGCGAACGCTGGCTTGCTCAAAAACGCTGTCACACTCCGAAACAACGTAGTAGGTGACACCTACAAGTTCCGTCGTATGGGCAAAGGCCTTGCTAATCAAAAGACTAGCTCGGCTGATGTTGATCCAATGGACGTAGGACACGCGTTCAAGACTGCGACTCTCGCAAACTGGAACGCTCCTGAGTACACCGACATCTTCGACGCACAAGACGTAAACTTTGACGAGAAGCAAGAGCTGGCAACTACAATTGCTGGTGCCTTGGGTCGTCGTTGTGACCAGCTTGTCATCGACGCGATGGACGCATGTACTCCCCTGACAACTGCTGTTGCAGCAGGTGGCACTAACTTAACTATCGCTAAGGTAAACTCAGCGCAAGTTGAGCTTCGTGATCAGGGCGTACCTAACACTGAGCTGTTCGCTGTTATTGAAGCTGGCGGTCTTGGCGGTCTTTTGAGCGACGAGAAAGCAACTTCAGGCGACTATCAGGCAGTCAAGGCTCTTGTATCTGGTGAGATCAACACTCTTGTTGGCTTCCAGTTCATCATCCTTGAGACTCGTGCGGAAGGCGGCCTTACTGAGGCTTCTAACGTCGTTGATTCTTGGTTCTTCCAGCGTCCTTCTGTTGGCCTTGCCATCGGTATCGACATGAAGACTGAGATCAACTATGTACCACAGAAAACTTCTTGGCTTACTAACGGTATGCTCAAGGCTGGTTCTGTTGTACGTGACGAAGGTGGCTTGGTTAAAGTCCAGTACGACAAGACTGCATAAGTCTTATCCGGCCCCTTCGGGGGCCATTCTATTTCCGGGTGGGTTATGGCGAGCAAGATCGACTTAATTAGCAACGCGCTTATTCTGATCGGGGATACTCCGATTAATTCACTTACTGGTGGATCACGGCGAGAGACAGTTGCTAACAACTTGTATGACGGTATCGTAGAAAACGAGCTGTCAAAGTACCGATGGGGCTTTTCACGCAAGTTAATACAGCTCTCAAAGCTGGCTGACCCGCCTGTAGATACAAATCAATGGGCAAGCATGTACCAGCTCCCAACCGATTTGATCTTTCTTATCACTGTTTCTCCTGACAACCACTACAAAGTGTATGGCGATAAGCTGTACAGCAACTCTAGTGGCGCTCTGTATGCTGATTACACGCACAAAGCACCAGAAGATGAGTGGCCTCCATACTTTGCCAAGATGATTGAGTACGCATTGGCTATGGACTTCGCTGCAAGCATCAGAGACAGCTCTACAGCTAGGCAAGAGATGGCCGGAGCGTACGTAAATGCGTCCCGTATGGCGCGTTACACGGACTCTCAGCAGCATCCTCAGCAGCCTATTAAGAGCAACCCATTTGCTAATGTGAGGTACTAATGGCCAAGACTCGATTCATTCAATCGAGCTTCGTTAGCGGAGAAGTCTCTCCGTTACTGAAAGGCCGTATTGATATCAATCAGTATTATCAAGCTGTTGAGACGGCTGATAACGTCGTAATTGTCCCGCAGGGCGGCTTGAGACGCAGACCCGGCACTGAGTTCATTACTGAGTGCGTTAAGGGCCTTACAAAGATGTCTCCCACGTACACCATGCCCAATGGCGGTACGGCTTCTGTACTCAATGACGACGATGACACCACGACAACCTCGACAACTACAGCAATCGGTACGAATGATCCGTATGTTGTGGCGAAGATGGACTTGTCATCCGATCAGGCGATCAAGTTTATAGACATTCGGCAGATCAGCCTGTCTAGCGGCACCAGCACAGAGTTTAAGGTTCAATATTCTACCGACGATGTAACCTACACCGACGCAGAAGACGTTGCTTTGATCGGAACTAACCCGCAAAACTTCCGCTTATTGGTTGATCAGACAGCGCGTTATTGGCGTCTTGCTCGCGTTGGCTCTACTGACTTGGGATCGGCCACAGTCACAATCGCTGGGCTGTCTTTGTATCAAGAATCAGCAATCTTAAGCACTCCTCGCCTAGTGGATATGAGTGTTGAGGACGACCGGCACTACCTTATCGAGTTTACACGGGACAACATAGCGATCTTCCGTTCTCAACTTGTTGGTTTGAACATACAGACCACAAGAGTTGCGGACATCAAGCCTACATATACCGGCCTTTCATCGTCCGACATTGAGAGCATACGTGTTGCTCCGATTGAGAATGTAATCTTGATCTTCGGTAACTTTGAGCCAATGCGTCTTGTAAACCTTGGCACCGATGATGATTGGTTTTTGGATAACATCCCATTCACCAACATACCTCAATATGACTTTGACGATGCACTAAGCCCTACGCCGCAAGATGAAATCCAGATAATGACTTTACAACATGGATCAGGCCATGACTGGGAGGTCGGCGACCGTTTTGAGATTGATGTTGAGTCTGTTATATCAAAGCAGATTACTTTTGCCGGTGATGGCACTGCGGATGAGCAAAGTGCTACGGTATTTAACATCCAGAAGAACCTGCAAGAGATGCCTGTTTTTGGTGAAACGGGCGTATCTGTGACGGCTGGCGCTCTTGGCGATAGACAATATACGATCACTATATCTGGCGAATCAGCAAAGGCGTTTGAATTGTTTTCTGCATTCGTAACAGAAGGTACTGCAACTAATACTGTTGAGTTTGCCAAGACGCAATCAGGCTCTCCGCGTAAAGAAGATGTTTGGTCTGCAACCCGTGGATATCCAAAGAGCGCGTGTTTTTACGAAGGCCGATTGGTACTTGGCGGCACTCGATCCAAACCGCAATCAGTTTTCATGTCTAAGACCGGCGCATTCTTTGACTTCGACATAGATGACGGGGATGACGACGAGGCAATCTTTGCAACCATCTCAGCGCGCAAGCTGAATGACATTGTTGACGTTTATCCCGGCAGAAACTTGCAGATATTTACCTCTGGCGCAGAGTTTGCTGTAACGAGTAAGCCGGTCACTCCTAGCTCGATCAACATCCAGCCACAGACATCGCACGGCGCAAGGAATATTGAGGTCCAAGATGTCGACGGATCTACCATTTTTGTGGACCGGCACGGCAAGTCTCTTCTGGGCTTCCTGTATTCGTTCAACGAGGACGCTTACACCACGGACGATAGGTCGGTACTGGCCTCTCATTTAATCAAGCAGCCGGTTGATATGGCGCTCCTAGCGGGTACTGCAAGTGACGACGCTAACTGGCTATTTATTGTCAATGAGGACGGTACAGGAACGGTTCTTAACACCCTGAGAAGCCAAGATATCAACGGGTTTACGCGGTGGACAACCGGCGGAGAAATCAAAAGCGTTTGTGTTGTCGATGATCAGCTCTTTATGACTGTAGAACGTAACGTTAATAGCGTGAATCGACTCTTTATCGAGCGTTGGGACTTTGATTACCGCATGGATTGCTCCATCAAAAGTGTTCAAGTGGCTGGCGTTATCGACGGACTGGACCATTTTGAAGGTGAAACGGTCAAAGCCATTACTCGTGAAGGGTTTGGCGACTTCAATGAGAACTATACCTTGTCTTCGTACATTGTATCCGGCGGAGAAATCACGCTAGATCCTAGTGAGGTGTATTCACTAACTACTTATGAGGTCGGCTTAAACTTTGTACCTACTATTAAGCCTATGCCGCTGAACACCAATATAGGTTCTGGCCAGAATCAGATGAGACTCAAGAAGATTGTCCGCATGAATCTGCGTGTAAACGAGTCTTATGGCATAGAAATTGACGGGCTTGCTGTGCCTATACGTGCTTTTGGTGCATCGGGCGATACGTCTCCGCTCACAGGCAATTCTATTGTCCCTATTAGTGGCATAATAGACGATGTTTACGATATTAACGGATGGGGTAGAGATATTGTGCCGACGATTACGTGTCCAGATCCTACTCCCATGCACATACAGATGATTGAATACGAGATCGAGGGTAACTAGATGCCTCTCCCAATATTTGCAATATTAGCTTCCGCAGGTAAGGCAGTAGTTCCTTATCTTCCAACAATCCTGTCCGCAACAGGAACGGCGGTATCAGCTTATGGTCAGGTGCAAGCTGGTAAAGCTCAAGAGATAGCACTCAAAGAGCAAGCCAAGCAGGAAGAACTAGCGGCGCAAAGCCAAGAGCTACAACGTCGCCAAGAGCTGAACCGGGCATTGGCGGCTAACGTCGCGGCACTCTCGACCGCAGGAATTAGTGGGGAAGGTACGCCAGCAAGTCTGGCATTGGAAAGCGCACGACAAGCAGGTCTTAGCGAAATGACTATTGACCTATCAGAACGCTTGCGGAGATCGGCACTAGAACGACAAGCAAAATCAGGGGCAACAGACCTTGGGGCCGCTGGCTCATTGCTAGGCGGCGCAGTAAAAGCATTGCAGTTATTGCCGAAGTAAAAGGAAATAAAATGGCTCAGAAGCGCATTGATTACTACGGCAGGTTTACGCCAACAGGTGTAGATACGTCTCAGGCTAAACGCTTGCAGGCTCTCTCTGGCTTGGCTGAACAGGTCGGGGACATTGCGTTTGAGGTTGGCGCTAAGATTCAAACAAAGCGCGGTCAAGAGGCTGGCATTGCGTCTGGTATGGAGGCCGCAAAGGATAGCGAATCGCCAGAAGCCCCAGAACTTAGAGAGGGCTTTCTATCTCAAATCTCTATCTACGATCAGGCATACAACGAAGCGGCGCTGAATGCTTATAGCTCGGGCGTTCGTGTTGATGGTCGCAAGAGGCTCATGGAGCTTGAAGAGCAGTTTGCAGATGAGCCTGATCCAGAGCAGTTTAATAAGCTATGGGAAGGCTATATTGGTGGCGTCACCAAGGGCTTACCACCAGAGATGGCGGCGAACCTACGCCTTAGCCTTGAAGATGAGGGCATGCGTCTTGGAGGAAGAATTGCGGATGCTCGGCGGGCGTTAGACTTCGACACCAACTTGGCGACGGTTACTGAAGATCTCGATATGTTAAAAGATGATCTTGCTCAAGCCGTTTATGAGGCCGATGACACACGAGCAGAAACGATCCGCACAAAAATAGAAAATGTTTTAGCTGATAATGTTAAATTTATTTCTCTTGATGAAGCGCAAAAAATTCGCGATGAGTTAGAAGATCGATTAATTGTTCAAAGCAATCTAGGGCAGGTATCAAGATTCTTTAAAACTGCAGGAACCTTGCGCGAACAGGTTCGAGCCGCTGAACAGTTTTTAAGCAACATGGTCGTCAAAGATTCAATCGACGGCTTGACTCCCGAGCAGAAAAGACAGCTTGAAGGCGAAATTGCTCAAGAAATAACCCGATACAGCAAGGCACTGACCAAAGAAGACACCGCGAGCGCAATCATGGTTTCGGACTTCGAGGTGGGTATTGGCGAAGGTAAGTATAGCCCCGAAGAGACCGATGCGTTCACAAGGGAGCAGTTTGAGCTTGGCAATATAAGCGAAGCAAAAATGACTTCGATGCGGAAGGCGAGCAGGGCGCGTGTTGCGTCAGAGGTTGAGGCCGATCAAGTTAATCGACAGTTTGCGGCAAAGCTGAAGGGTGAAGGCAATCCAATGTTTGCCCCAACTCAATCAGAGGTAAATGAGAATTACCGAGATTCTTACGCTCCACAATTTAGTGAGGGTACGGTTGATCAGCAATTGCTCGCTGGTGCGGTGTACATTCAAAAAATTAATCGTGTTCCCGACGCATTGAAGATTTCGGTAAATGGCATGATTACGAGCGGACAGCCCGAGCAAATTATTTCCGCAGTTCAGTTTGTCGATATGGTTGACCAACAGCCCGGCAAGTTTGAGTCAGTAGTTGACGGACCGACGCGGGCATTCGCACAAGAAATGATCACGCTAATGAATGCTGGGTTGGAGCCTGCTGACGCATACAAGCGAAGCCAGCAGTTATTAGAGCCAGCTTCCGCAGAGCGCATTTCTGTTCGCACTAATCAAATCAAAAAAGAATACGAAAAAGAAATTGCTGAATGGACAACCAGTGCAACCGGCTTACAAGAAGGTGACCGTGGTTTTGCTGACGCCCAACGAGAATGGGGTGCGTTATTTAGATCTCAGTACCTTGACGGTTCTTCGGTTGACGCCGCGAAAAGATTTGCTGATGACGTTATGCAAAGCAATTTTACCGAAAGCACATTTGGACGAATGATGTTTGCGCCCGAGCAATATTACGGGGATGCAAACGGAAGTGTTGAATATTTACGTGCTGAGATTGGTTACGAGATCAGGCAAGAAAACCCAGATATAAACTTTGATAACGACAATATTTTCTTGTTGACCGATGAATACACCCGACGCACAGCTTCAAAAGCAAATCCGCGATATCGGGTCATGGTTAAAGATGAAAATGGCGAGCTAATAGTTCGCTCCGGTTATTACAACGCTAGTGAAGCTTATGCACGGCGCGTGGCTGATGAGGCGCTAGGCGGCGCAATATCTACCAAAGAATTGCGTGAAGAAGATATAGAGGCTTCGTATCCTGAGAGAGTTAAGCGCTTTGAGGAACAGCAAGAGCGAGGACGTGAGACGCCAACTGCGACGGATATTTATGGCCCCGAAGGAACCATATTAAGTGAGTATTTGCGAGGCGTTGGATCGACGGCGGCGAAAGTAATCCAAGCGCCAAGCCGAATAAGACGTGCTGGTGCGGAAGTAATCCAAGAAAGCTTGGCGGATCTTGGCACTGCACTCTATGAGAGTGGTGAAGGTAGGCGAGAAGCGTTGCGGCAATCGGCCCTAATTGATCAGGTTGAAGAAGATAAGGCAGGACAATAATGCCTTTTGAAGACTACGATGAAGACATTATATTTTTTAACAAGCTGTCAAACGCTGTAACGCGTGAGCAGATTGAGGATGAGCCGTCGGTAATTGAAACGGCGGGGGCTTACTTTAGACAAGAAAATATCATTGGTTCTTTTGTGAGCCGCAAGCCCGGATTGCCGAATGGCGTTAATGATCAATCATTCAACCCCTATGACTACTTTACGGCAGAAGAAAAGCGCAACGAAAAGTTTATTAGTCATGCCGCATACGCTGATAACGAAGACGAAATCAACGCCGTGCGCGCACAATTCCAACAAGAAACCAACGACCGTGAAACCATTGAAAAAGCTGGCTTCATGGGTGCGGCTGTTGGACTTCCCATTATGATGGCCGATCTCACGTTGATCCCAATTGGCGGAGCTGTTGCAGGAACGTACAAAGCGGGCAATGGACTACTGAAGGCGGGCATGATCACGGGCAGTGTTGCAGGTGCAGAGGCCGCAGTGACTGAGGCGGCGTTACACAGAAACCAGATGACGCGAGAGCTTGGTGAATCAGCTATAAATGTAGGCGCTTCGATGTTATTAGGCGGGGCGCTAGGAAGTTCTTTCAAGGCGCTAGCAAGGCAGACACCCGAACAGCTTGACCAAGTTCGTTATTCAACAGATGTTGAGCCAAAGCTTGCTGAAGGAAAGGATACCGTTCTTAGTCCCGAATTGCTTCCGGGAGAAGATCTTTCTGCTGGTGCGATGGAAGAATTAGGTGACGTTAAGATCAGCGGCAAAGCGGCGCGAATACTAGCAAAGGCATTCGCATGGGACCCTCTTACTCAGGGACTGTTAAGCGCGTCAAGGTCTATGCGTAAAGCAACTGCTAGTTTGTTTGAAAACCCTTATGCCGTGGACGGTGGCGTCACAAACGCCGTTGAATCCGAGGCTACATTGTCGCGCGGTTTGTTGGCTAACGCTCTGGAAAAGCACAACAAGTTGTATCGACAATACAAGAATGGCGGTGGCAAGCTTCGCCCTTATGAGTTCAATCAAACAGTTTCTCGGGCGCTACGTAACGGTGACGTTTCTGATATTCCGGAGGCGGCCCAGTCTGCAAAAGCCTTTCGCCATGAGCTTTATGAGCCCATAAAAAAGAATGCAATTGAAGTTGGATTGCTTCCCGAAGACGTTGATGTATCAACCGCAGTTTCTTATTTGAATCGCCGGTGGAATAAAGATGCCATTAACGCAAACTTGCCGCAATTTATCTCAAAGGTTAGCGGCTGGTTAAAAAGCGAAGATATACGTTTTCGCGCAGAAGCGGATGCCTTCCGAAGCTTTGAGGGGCCGATGTCAAAAGCTCAGCGTGAGGCTGGGGAAAAAGCCTTGCGGATGGATGAGACAAAGAAAGCTGACCCGCGATATGACAGCGAAACAGGTCTAGCCGATGATGACTACTATCAAGACATTGCCGACCGTATCAGCCAGCGGATATCAGTAAACCACTCTTTACCGTATGACTGGAAAATTGGCGAAGGATCGACTGGCGGAAAGGTCAACGGCGTCGAAAAGGCTGGCGTCTTTAAAGAGCGCGTCTTTAACATCCCCGACAATCTTGTTGAGGAGTTCCTAGAAAACGACATAGAGATGCTTGCTAATTCGTATGCGCGATCAACAGCAATTGATATTGAAATGATGAGGCGCTATCAAACAACATCGCTTGACGGATTCAAAACTGAAATTGCTAACGACTACACCGCTTTGCAAGTAAAAGCCAAAGATGAGGCGGAGCGGATAAAGCTTGGCAAGCAATCAAAACGCGATCAAGACAGGCTTCAAGCTATGTATGACCGCATACGTGGCGTTTACAACATACCTGATCCTGATAACCCTTGGGTGCGAGCTGGCCGTGTGGCGCGCAATCTAAACTATATGCGCTTTATGGGCGGCGTGGTTGCGTCTTCTATTCCTGATGTTGCTCGTATTTTCATGGCCGAAGGATTTGGTCGCACGTTTAGTAAAGGTTTGGTTCCGTTAGTGAGCAACTTGCGGGCGTTCAAGATGTCGGCCAAAGAAGCCCGTCAATATGGAGTTGGCGCGGAGCTGTTGTTGCAAGGGCGATCTAAACTTATCTCCGATGTTGATGACTATGTAACCCCAACCACAAGGTTTGAGCGTGGCGTCCAAAGCATGACTGACAAGTTTGGTCGAATTAACTTAATGGACTACTGGACAACTAGCGTCAAACAGCTTCATGCAGTAACTATGCAAAACAGCATTATTGATGACTTGCTTAAAGGCATTATTGATCCGCGCTTAAAGAGGCTAGGCATAACCGACACTGATGCTACATTAATGATGGAACAGCTAAAGAAGCACGCAGATAAAGGCGAGGGCTTGTGGCTGTCTAATGCCCGCAACTGGGATAACCCTGCTCTTGAAAGAAAATGGGGCGCAATGATTGCCAAAGAGTCACGGCGAGTAATTGTAGAGCCGGGCCAAGAAAGGCCGTTGTTTATGTCCAGCGAGTTAGGCAAGACAATCGGGCAGTTTAAGAGCTTTATGTTTTCGTCTACCCAACGCATGACTATTGCCACTTTACAGGGGCAAGACAGGAAC